TATTTATGGGTGACCGTAAACGCGCCCAAGCAAAGACACAACGGCGTGACATTGAGACCAACAAGTTCGCGGGTTTTGGTGCAAAGGATGCGTACAACCCTGCCGTAGAATCCCGTGCCTCTAAGATGAAAGCCAAGCAAGATCGAATGCTTGATTACATCGACGCTCGTGCTGAAGCTGCAACATCAAAGGGCGGTGCAATTGAAAAGACTGCTCCGAAGCGTAACGCTGCTGGGAAGTATACAGTTGACAACAAGATAGTCAATGAGACATTGGCTACATTCGGCACCGATCCAAGCAAAAGTAATCGACAGAACTTGACGCAGGTTGCGGCAAATCTTGCTCGTGTGAAAGCGGATGGCCGTACTGTCTTGGGATCGTCCGGGCATCTAAAAGTAAGCGAAGTTCAGGCCGTAAAGGCGCTGACCGCAATCGCTCGCACTATGCCAGCAACCGACCCACGTAAACCTCGCGGGTCTGGCGCTAAAGTAGCCAAGCAACCTCTTGTTCGAGTTACTGCTGATCGTATACGTGAGATTCAGCATTCGGTTGCGGGTAAGAAGGTATCGTTCGATGATCTCGGCGACGAAAACTTCTAAGAGGTCAGTGTGCGCTCATTAATCACCACTGCCGTGAAGATTGCCTTTTCTGTTACACAGGATATGCAAGATTCCATCACACTGACGAAGCACACCAAAACCGTTGATCCTTCGGACGGCAGCATATCGGATGTAACTGTTTCTACGGTGGTTCCTTCGCTTGTTCTGCCCATCGATGGTGGGGCAGTAGCCCGCGGCGAAATTCGTGCAGAGGACGCCTTGGTAATGAAGCGGTTTCTGATTAAGGCTTCGAGCATGGTGGGTGTGCATCCTGACTACTACGATACAGTGACCCATGATTCGAAAACCTATTCGATCGTGTCTTACGTGACGGACCTAGCAACAGCACTTTGGACTGTTGTCGGGAAGATTCAAAAGTAAAGGAGTAATATCATGGCATGGACTGATGCAGCAAGAGCGGCGGCAGCCGCGAAACGGGCAGGCAGAGGACTGAAGAAGTCCGCTGCCAAGGTGGGTATCAAAACAGGTACCAAGAAGAAGACGGTTTCACACAAAGAACTATCTGATGCAGAGAAAAAGGCGAATTTTTTGGCAGCAAAAGCAGCAATACAGTCAAAGTTGGGTGCGGAAAAGCACCGCTCAGCTGCCGTAAGCTCCGCCAACAAAAAGTCAAAGCAAAATGCTGCTGCTAAATCAGCAGCTTATGACAAGAGGTGGGGACTTTCTGGATTAAAGGCCAAGAAGTAACTTGCATGTCGAACTTTGCAGCGGACATCGCTCGGTTTGCTACAAAGGTAGGCATCAGCCTCGATGCTGCCCACAGTAAAATCTGTTTGGATCTATTCCGTTCCCTGGTGATGAAGTCTCCGGTAGATACAGGCAGGTTTCGTGGCAACTGGCAGATTGGTGTCGGTGATATAAATTTGGATACTTCCGGTGCAGTTGATAAAGCTGGCGGCCGTGTTCTTGCGAATGGTACAATGACATTGCTGGCAGTTAAAGCGGGTGGCATCATTTACCTAACGAACAGCCTGCCCTACGCGATTCGACTTGAGTATGGCAGCTCACAGCAAGCACCACAGGGGATGGTTCGCATTACAATGGTAGAGCACCGCAGCAATCTTACTTCTATCCTTGCTGGGCTCAATTAAGAGAAACCAAAATGGACATTAATTCAGTTTACTCCGCATTGCGCCAAGACCTTGCTTCTATCAGCGGCATCCTGCCCATCTCCTGGGAGAATGTGGAATACCGATCAAAGGGGACGGCGTACTTAAAGGTGTCAATTCTTCCCGCGCAGATTGTAGCACCTATGTTTGGTTTGGGAGCACCGCAGCGGTACGAAGGTGTGCTGCAACTCCTCGTGCTCTATCCCGCAGGTAAAGGTACTAAGGATATCGATTTGATGGTGAAGAAGCTCTTGGACCACTACACAAGAGGGCTGACTCTTACAAATAGCGGAAACACTGTTCTCATATTAAAATCATGGCGTGGGTCTGGAGTTGATTTGGACGCATATTTTCAAATTCCAGTCTCTGTTCAATTTCAGTCCTACTTGATACCTTAGGAGAAGTAAAATGGCACTCGAAACAGGCGTAGCGAAAAAGCTAACCTTCAAGAAAGAAACCACGTGGGGCACTATTGCGGGAACATCTGGTGGTCAGCGTCTTCGTCGTGTCACATCCGACATCGACTTGAAGAAAGACACGTACCAGTCCAATGAAATTCGTGATGACTACCAAATTAGTGATTTCCGGCACGGTATGCGTAAGGTGGAAGGTTCCATTCAAGGTGAGCTTTCTGCCAAGACGTATGGTGCCTTCTTCGAATCGATGCTTCGTCGCGACTTTGCCGCTGTTACGTCACTGACTGCGCTCTCTCTTACTATCGCAGGTTCCGGACCGTACACAATTACGCGTGCTGCGGGAGACTTCTTGACTGGTGGTGTCAAGGTCGGTGATGTAGTTCGTCTGAGCGTCGGTACATTGAATGCAGCGAACATCAACAAAAATATTTTCGTGACGGGCGTTACAGCTTTGGTTGTTACGGGTTACCCGCTCAACGGCGTTGCCCTAGTTGCAGAAGGCCCGATTGCATCTTGTACGATGTCATGGCCCGGCAAGCGCACCTACGTACCGTTGACTGGACATACGGATCAGTCTTTCTCGATTGAGCATTTCTACAGCACCATCGCACAATCTGAAGTCTTCACTGGTTGTAAGATGACTGGCGCTGAAATTCAATTGCCAACTACTGGTATGGCAACTGTCAATTTCAGCGTGATGGGCAAAGACGTCGTAACTGGTACGTCTGAATACAACTCTTCACCTACCGCGTCAACCACGACTGGTATTCTTGCAGCTGTGTCCGGCTATTTGATACTCCAGGGGTCACCGGTTGCAATCGTCACCGGAGCAAGCATTTCCATCTCTGGTGGTCACTCTACGAGCAGTGCTGTTGGTTCTAACAGCACCTCAGCGGTATTCCCTGGCCGCGTTCAGGTGTCAGGAAACTTGTCGGTCTACTTCCAGGATGCCACGATGCGCGATATCTTCCTCAATGAGACGGAGGCTTCCATAGCTTTGTACCTCACTGATGGAATCGCGGCAACGGCTGACTTCGTCAGTTTCATTATGCCGCGCATCAAGCTGGGAGGTTCGTCTAAATCTGATGGGGAGCAGGGCATTGTGCAGACGTTGCCCTTTACGGCACTGTTGAACTCAGCGGGCGGCACGGCTCTTGCTACTGAGAAGACAACGCTCGTCATGCAAGATTCACAGATGTAAAGTAGGAGTTTGTCTGAGCCCACCTATTGCGGGTGGGCTTTTCTTTTTAACTGACTGTAGGAAATACCATGGACCTCGCCTCACTCCAACCTTCTGAAACTCCCATCTCTTTTGATGTGATTCACCCGATTTCTCGCAAGCCCATTGGACTCTCCATTTCAGTCTTTGGGTCTGACAGCTCTGTATACCGCGCAGCTTCCGCGTCTCGGTCTGAGCGTCGTATGAAGTTGATGAAGCCCGGCCGTATCCAACTCTCTTCTGAAGAGATTCAGGATGATGCAACAGCTATCCTGGTTCAATCGACTGCCGGTTGGAAATGGACTGAGGGTTGCACTTTCCATGGCGGTGTGCCCTCCTTTGATCGCGCTACTGTTGAACAGGTGTACCGCGAGCTTCCCTGGGTTATGGAACAGGTGGATTCTTTCATTGGAGACCGTTCTAATTTTTTTACGCAAACGGTGACCAACTCCGAGACTACTGCAAGTGGTACTTCCGAGTAAATCGGTTATCCACAGACGGTAAATCTACGATTCGAGCCCACCTTGAAACAGCACAACGAGTCTCGGGAGAAACACCTCCCGAGCTCATTCCTCCGGAATACCCGGAAGCACAAAAAGTGATTTGGGATCTGTTCATGACCCTACACCGCAGACGCTCTGTAGGATTTTCCTCCCCGAATCCTATATCATACACAGAACTCCAAGCCTTCGCCGCGATGTTTCGTATGCCTATTACTCCTACCATCGCAGATTGGGTTATTGGTCTCGATGATTGCTTCTTAGCTGCGATTGCAGAGAAAGATAGTTAAGGTAAAAACAGGTTAAGAATCAATAGGTTAGGTATAATATAACTAATTGATTCTGTTGTGTATTTTGATATCACCCTATTTAGGATGGTGCCACATGGCAGATATCGCAACACTAGGCATTGCAGTCGACTCATCCGATGTAACAAACGCCAATCGTGCTCTGGTGAGCTTAACTAACACTGCTTCGGGCGCAGTGAGTGCTGTGAAAGGGTTGGTAGGTGCTTGGGCGGGATGGCACGTCGTCAAGTCTATTATCGTTGAGTCCGCCCAGTTGAATGCTCGGTTTGAGACGATGGGTGTCGTACTCAATGTAGTCGGTCGCAATGCGGGATACTCTGCTACCCAGATGGCTGGCTACGAACAGTCCTTGCGCAAGACGGGCATCGCGATGATTGAAGCTCGTGAAACGCTCACTCGTATGTCACAGGCCCAGCTTGACTTATCAAAGACATCGGCCCTTGCTCGCGTTGCTCAGGATGCAGCAGTAGTCGGTGGAATCAATTCCTCTGCAGCGTTCGAGCGTATGGTACAGGGTATCCGATCTGGTGAAGTTGAAATCCTACGCACTATCGGCATCAATGTGAGCTTCCAGCAGTCATATGAGAAAACTGCGAAAGAGCTGGGAAAGAATGTAACTGCTCTTACGGAGGCTGAAAAGAGCCAGTCCAGGATGAATGCCGTTCTGGAGGAGGGAGCTAAGCTCTCAGGCGTCTACGAGGCTGCAATGGGCACTGCTGGCAAGCAGATGCAGTCCATGAAACGCTACACGGATGATTTGAAGGTCAAGTTCGGAGAAGTGTTCAATGAGTCGCTGACGGTAGGTATCTTTGCACTATCTGATGCGTTCAAATCTGCCGGACGCGAAATGGATGCTCTTGCTGCGGATAAGGAAATCTTCCGGTGGGGTGAAAGTCTCACAGATACGTTCGTGAACTTAGCAGACTCCGTTCATAATACCTATTTACGTTTCCACATGTTGTACAAGGCAACGGCTTTGGGTATGGGAGGTATCAAGGACTTTCTTACTTCTGGTACTCAGAAAGATTTCGATGCGAAGTCAGCGAGCCGTTATGCGGAGTGGGAGAAGAACTTCACAGCCGACGTCAATAAGGGTGATGCTTTTGTTCGTGCATTAGAGGATCGTCGTAAATCAAAGGCTCGCGACACGTATCTAGGAAAAGGTACATACGGAGGGTCAGACCTTGCGCGTGTATCGAAGGGTTTTGGTATCTCTGCTGGCAGTGACCAAGCGTCGTTACTTGCTGCCCAGGATGCTGACTTCTTCTTAACGAAGCCCGGAAGTGCGGGTGGTGCTGGATCAAAAACAACCGGTAAATCTGCAACTGATAAAGTAAAGGATTTCATCGATGCGCTGAAGAAGGAAGCGGCTACCTTGGGCATGACATCCGAGGAGCATAAGAGGTACGAGGCTTCTCTACTTAAGATGTCCTCAGCTCAAAAAACCACAGTGGATAGCTTGCTGAAGAAGATTACAGCACATAAAGACGAACTCGCTGCAGCTCAACGCAGCAATGAAGCGTGGGATGCAAGTTTCGAGGTGATTGAAAAGCTCCGCATTGAGCAGGAAGATGCCATCAAGACACAAAGAATTTGGTTGGAGGGGATGAACCAAGAGTTCTCTCTTCTAGGTAAAACAAATGAGGAGCGTGAGATCGAGCTTCGACTGCTTTCTTTGCGTAAGGCAGGTGTGAACGCTCCCGGTATGGAAAAACAAATACACGATGCTACCTATCAGGGTGCTGCAAATCAGTATATGCGCGCAGCGATGACCCCACAGGAACTCTTTCTAGAGGAGCGCTCTCGTGTTGATAAGATTTACAAGGAAGGTGGTTTTGGTTCCGAGGAGAGTGCTCTTGCGATGGAGAAGTATTCCATCGCAGTCGGTGTTGTCAATGAGAAGTATAAGTCTCTCGGAGACACAGTAAAGGCCACGAACTCCATTTCACATGATTTGGGTATGACGTTCGCCTCCTCCTTTGAGAAAGC